GGCGAAGCTCGTAATGTCCACCGATGATCACGTCGAGTTCGGTCGATGTCGTCCACTCGAAGTGCCCGACGCCGTTGATGTTCTGGACGCGGAAATTGGCCGGTGCCACTGGCGGCGCGGATTTGCCGATGACATTGTAGTTGAGCGTCGAGGTTGCACCCTTCATGCCGATGGGCGAGATCGGCGTCACCTGAAAGATGTAATTGCCCTCGATAACGTCGAGATCGACTGCCTTCTCGTTGACGCGGACCACCGTCCAGTTATCGCCGCGATCCGCGTTCTGGTAGGACACGTCGAAGCGCGGTGCCGTCGATTCCCATGACAAGGTTGCCTTGACGCCGACCGAGATCGGCGACAGCCGCACCAGATAGTCAATCGCCGTAAGATTGGCGACGTGGAAGTAGAGCGGGATATCGGAGATGTCCGGATCGGACAGCGGGATATTGTTCTCGATGTAGTCCCACTTGTCAGGATAATGGCGGACGGCGCTGACTTCATAGGTATCGGTTTCGCCCTGTGAGATCGCCGTCACCCGCCACAGGGTCGGATCGATCTCGGCCAGTGCGGTAATGACGAACATGGTGTCCGGCGCTGGCGGTGCGCTGAATGCAGCTGGTGTCAAGAGATCGGCGGTATTGTCCGGCCCGACGCGCAGCAGCCTTTTGGTTTCGATCTTGCCGTCGCCGATGACGCAGGACACATAGTATTCATGTTGAGTGTCGAAGTCGGTGACCGGCGCGTCGAACACCACCGATGTTGTCGTCGAGCCGATGCCCATGCGGCCGCCGCGCCGCTTGCCAGCCACATTGACATCCATCACCTGAACGATGTCGCCGGGTTTCACCCAGGTGGATTCAAGACCGGTCGTAAACTTGACCAGTTCGCCTTCATAGAGTTCGGTGTAAAGCTGCCACTTGCCGACGCGGACCGCCTGCCCTTCCGAAACGCAGCCGAAGGCGTCAAGGTCGATGGACTGGATGCCGTACTTGGCAATGGCTTCCTGATCCTCGACGGTCGCATAGCGCTTCTCGCCGAGCAGTTTCGGATCGTTCCAGCCGACGTTGATCATGGTGTGGCGCGAGCGGATATCGCTGCCGGAATAGTTGAAGACGCCGTCGATCACGTTGGCATTGGAAAACTGGATGATTGGATCGGCTGGCATGTCGGCGACCGGCACCATCTGCCCGCCGTTCCAGTAGACGAAGCCACGAAAGATCGACGCGAACTGCTTGATCAGATCAAGCGCATCGGTCTGCGTCATCACCTGAATGTTGCAGGTCCAGCGTTGCTCGATGCCACCGAAACCGTTTGGCACCAGTTCGTCGCACCACTGGCCGATGCGATAGAACTCCCAAATGTTCAGTTTGGTGTAGTCGATCCACTGGCCGAGGCCGAAGCGACGCGAACCAATCAGATCGTATAAAATCCATGCCGGGTTATTGGTCCACGAGTATTTGAAATTGCCGGACCAGACGCCGGTATAGGTGCCGCTCTGGGCATCGTAATTGTCAGGCACATTGACGATGAGGCCATAGGGCAAATAGGTCCGCTTCGGAATGGAATTGAACTGCTCGGAATCGATGTTGATTCCGACCACCGCCGACAGGTTGTAATTGATGCGGTCGTCGATGATCTCGGTGTACGAGTCCCAGTACAGATCGTTCTGAAGTTCCTGCTTGGTCGAGTCTGGGGTTAGCCGCGAAATGCGGATATCGAACGGCGGCTGGCCGGACATCTTCATGACGACCGAGCGTTGATAGCGTGACGAGGTCTTGCCGCTGATGGTGTAGTCGCCCATGTTGATCCAGACGCCATTGTGCCCGTACTGGACTTCGGCGCGGAACTGAACGGTGGTGCCGTTGATGTCACCGGACTTCTTGTCGATGATCTGCAGCGACGGCACCGCCAGCGTGCAGCGGATGCGGTCAACGTCGCCATTCACCACCGAACGCACTTGCGGAAAACCATACTTCAGCTGGGTGCCGACCTGCTGTTCCGATGCCTGTGCATCGAAGCCGGACATGATCGGCTGGTTCGGCCACCCGCCAAATATCTGAACGTTGACGTTCTGGAAATTCATCGAAGCGTCTGTGTTCTGGATCGGCACGCCGTCAACGAAGATGTCCTGCACACCGTTGGCGAAGCCCTGGATCGGACCTTCGGAGATCAGATCGACGAGGTTGGCCAGTTGTTTGGATTTCAGCGAATCGGCAGCTTCCTTCGGCTGGCGCGATCCTCCCTTGCCTCCCATCGACGAGCCAGCTGGAACAATCCGTGGCTCAAACTTATGGTCGCCATCATCCGCTACCAATTGAGTAACCTCGCATTCCATGCTTGGAAGCCGGTGAGCCGATCCCACGCGTAATAGGTGACGGGCGCACCCGGCCAGACTTGCCGCGGCGAGCGGAAGTATTCGACATCGGATTTCTGCGCCTTGCCGTTGACGACGACCATCTTGCCGACGACGCCCATGTACTCCCATCCCTTTGGCCCGACGCGGCTGATGCTGCCGTGGTCATAGTTCAGCGGCTTGAAGAGGTTTTTCGTGATCTCTGGCCAGCCGCCAGGTGGTGGCGTCAGACCCGGCGTTGCGTTGGTTGGATAGTCGGCAACGGCAGCGGGTGGCGGTGGCGGCACGTCCGGTGTCAGATCGGTTCCGAGCATTAGTGATGCCGAGACAACGACAGAACCGCAGTGGCAGCGGCCATAGAGCAGCGGCACCGCCACGCCTTGCTGTGTGACGTTCTCAGGACCGGAGAAGGCATAATTCTGGTCCTTCTCGGTGTCTTTTTCCGATGCCTTTTTCGGAGCGAGCAGCATCGACAGGCCGAGAAAAACACCGGCCATGAGCAAGCCGCCGAGGATGCTCGCGGTCGCCGTTCCGGCAAGCGTCGGGAAGATTGCACCGACCAGCAGTGCGCCGAGGAACTGATTGCCGCCGACCTTCGGCACGAAATGCACTTCATGCTGCACAGGCAGCTTGATCTTCGGGTCCTTGAAGTTCTGGTAGGTTTGCAGTTCGCCATCGACGACGATCCAGTATGCGGGGATTTTCTCGAAGGATCGGCGGAAATTTGGATAGTTGGCGTCGAGCGCGAACAGTGCCTCGAACGGTGTGTGAATGTTGAAATGGTGCAGTTCGCCGAACTCTTCCGACAGCGGATGATGCAGATGAACTTTGATGAGGCCTTCAGTGTCATGCTGCATCGGTCATCCTTTCATGGCGCAGGTGCAGCACCGTCGCCTTCTGGTAGATGCCGCCATAGATTTCGCGGGTCGAAAGCTTGTCCTGCATCTGATGCAGGATCATGTCCGGTGCGAGGAAGATGCCGAGATGGTTGACGACGGGCGCTTGGATTTGCATGCCGAACACATCGAGATGCTGCGGCTGCGATCCCTGCTGGATGCGTTTGAAACCAGCTTTCCGAAAGCGCTCGACGATCAGGTCCTCGCCCTTTTGCCACCATTGCCACTGGTTGCGCGAGAAATCCGGTGTCTCGATTCCGGCATAATCGCGCAGCGCATCGCGCACCAGCGACCAGCAGTCATGCGTGCCGTAACCCCACTGCCGCCCGACGAGTGGCGCGCGGTAGCCGGTCGGCTCGATGATGGCATGTGTGCCGGTTGCCAGCGACACGATGACGAACGGCAGGCCGAGATTTTCGCAGGCAACGCGATCCTGTTCGGAAGCGGCAGGCGGGGACAGCAGATGCGAGTGGACAATGGCCTCGATCCGCCGTTCGCTGCTGATCCTGGCATACTCGACAGGGTCCATCAGGAAGGCGTCAGGCCGGTCGTCGATGAGGTTCTTGACCGGAAAGAACTCGCCGTCCGCAATCACGCCGCAGCTTTCACACGGCACGCAATGGTGGCCCCAGGCGTAGGCGTAATCGAGATGATCCTTGGTTGGTTCGAACATGACGGGCCTCAATATCGTTGCAGCAGGGATGCGGGAAACGCCGAGGTCGGCAGGATGCCGTTCTCGCCAAAGCGCGCCTTGCATGCGGTTAGGGTTTTGCGGCAGCGATCGAGGTCAGGATTGCTGGTCGGGTTGCCTTGGATGTCCTGAACAGGCGGGCCGGTGTAGCCGCATTCCGCTCCGCGATAGAGCCACTGACAGGTTCCGGCGATCACCTGCCGCCGTGGCAATTTGATGCCTTCGGCATCGAAGGCGACGGCCAGTTCGATCTCGACGAAGATCGGGTTCTCGTTGGCCTTGCGGGCGACATAGAAGATTTCGTCCGGCATGAACTGTGACGGATCGGCGGTCGGGTTGCCGTCCGGAAAGTTGACGGCGTCGAGATACTTGCCGAGCGTGCGCTTGCGCGTCACTTTGGCTTTCAGTCCGCCGCTCTGGGTGCGCAGATACTCGGCGATATAGCCGCCGATGTTCGACACCTTCAGCGTCGGGCGCGGCAGCGTTCCGGACGAGGTGTATTCGAAGCCGTCCGCCTCGACGGGGAATGGTTCATAGATCACCCCCTGCCAGACGATGGGCGCATTGTTCAGGCCGGTGCCGTTGAACCATGTGATGACATTGCTGCCGCCGATAGGCCGGTCATCCCACTCGAACAGTTCGATCAGCTGCTGCGGCGCAAGGCCGGAAAGATCGGCGCGAATTCCCATCAGACAACAGCCTCCCCGTTGGCGATACGGAAGGTGGCCGTCAGCGTGCCGTAGGTAATCTTGTCAACCACACCCATCGGCTTGTGCCGGAACGTCCAGCTGATGCTCCATTCGTCGCAGAACACATTGACGATCTGCTTGGTCACCGGATGTTCGAACGGGAAGGCTCGCGCTGCCCGCGATGACAGGTAATCATCCATGGCGAGGATGACGCTCTGCTCGCGCGTCTCCCAGCTGAGATCGTATTCGGTTTCCACATAATTGATGCCTGCGGTCGTCCGCTGCTCATAGCCGTCGCCGTATTTCGCAATGTTGAGACGCGGCGTTTTCTTGGTGCCGACCGGCAGATCGGGCTTCCAGCAATTGTCAGTTCCGTCGAAAGAGCCTTCTGCCATCAGCGTGCCCCCGGTCCGGTGCCATGCAACAAGCCACCCGACCGCTGCTCGCGCGCGATCACTTCCTGCACAGCCATGTTGAGTTTCTTGCCAAGGACCGTGCCGTTGCCTTCCGTCAGGTTGGCACGGCCATTCGAGTCCACCTTGATGCCGATATTGTATTGGCGGTTGTCATCGCCGCTCACCGCCCCAGTCTGCTGCGTCTGGCCAGCTGGGATCACCAGTTCGCCGCGATGGGCAATGATCGGGATTTCACCAGGACGCAGGCCGACCATGCCGCCAGCCTGAAACTTTGGCGCACCCGACCAGAGCAGCGGATTGAACCGGCGACCATCCATGTGCCGCGACATGCCGACCGTGCCGCCACCGTGCATTGTCGGCGCTCCGGGGAAGAAATTAAGGCCACCACCGCCGCCACCAAGACCGCTGAACATGTTGGAAAACAGGCTCTTGAACAATTGGTTAAGCGCCATGTCGAGCAGCTGTTCGCCGAGGCGGCCGAAGGCATTGGACAAGGCTTCAGTGGCGCTCTTGCCATTCCTCAAATCGGAGATGAAGCCGCTGAAGAACTGCGTCGCCATATTGGCATAGGTTTCGGTCAGCTGCTGCGCCGACTGCCTGTTGTCGTCCTGCGACTTCTTGAATGCCTGCTGGCCCTCTTTATACTGCGCCTGCGTCGCCAGGGCCTTCGCCTGCGCTTCGGCAACCGCCTCGATGCTGGCCTTTTCCGCTGCCGTGGCTTCGGTGCCGTCTTCCCTTGCCTTGTTCATCAGCGCGGCTGTGATCGCGGCCTTTTCCTGCGTATACACCAGCTTGTCATAGGCACCGCCGAGTGCGTTGACCGCTTCCAGTTCGGCGTTGATGACATCCGTCTTATTGGACGTGGATATCAACGCATCCTGCAGGTTCTTCTGATCCTTGAGGGCTTTGTTGTTAGCCTCGATGCGACCCTTCACGTCGCCGTATCGCCGCGCCTCTGCATCGATCCGTTTCAGTTCTTCCTGACTGGTCGCGACGCCGGATTCCAAGGCGCGTTTGTCCGCCTCTGCCTTGAGATCAGCCAGTTTGAGTTCGTATTCCCGCTTGGCGACGGTTGCATCGATCCCAGAGTTTAGTTGCTCGCGGATTTTGCCTTCTCGCTCAAGCTCATCATTCTTTTCTCGCTGTTGGTCGGCTGGCGAAGCGCCACCCTTGCCCCCGAACATCTCGGATTCTTCGATGCGGCGGTTGAAGTTGACGGCCTGACCATTCTTGGTGAACGGCGCATCGTTGCGCTTGTCATAGATGGCTGCTGCAATTTCCTGGGTGGTGCCGCCCTTCTTGATGACATCGACGATGTTCTTCGGCAGTTGCCCGTAGTTGTAGGTGATCGAGGTCAGCGCCTTCTTCTGTTCTTCGCTGAACGCAGCCCAGCGGTCGGGTCCGATGGCGGCGATGATGTCATTGGTGAAATTGGTGACACGGCGCACGAGATCACGTTCGGCATCCGCCATGGTGATCTGCTCGCCTTTTTGCGTCGGCCTGAACGAGCCGTCAGACTTGGTAACGGTGTCGGAACCAAAGCCGACACGCGGATGGTTAACGTCCCACTGCGCGTTGAGGATGATCCCCTCGCGCTTCTTGATGTAATCGAGAACGCTGGTGCCGATATTGGCCGCATCGCGCGCATCGCCGAACTGGACATCGGCGCGACGCGACATTGCGCCTTGCTGACGGCCATCCAGATTTGCCACCGCATCCGACGCACGGTTCCACGCCTCGGTGATGCTGTCGATCTGTTTGATATGCTCGACGAACTGCGGATTGATCACCCGCAGCATGTCCAGCATCGCATCCTTGTATTTCAGCTGATTTTCGACGGCGGTGCGGGCCTTCTCGCCCTGCTCTTTCAGCACCTCTGAGGAATTCTTGATGGCGTCCTCGACCTTGCGCCAAGCTTCGGCCACAAGCAGTTTGTCATCAACAGTCGTCGCCTTCTCGGATGCCTTGGTGTAATCGTCCAGAGCCTCCTTCAGTTCCTTTTGGACGCCGGTCAGCGGCGCGACACCGTTCTCGGCCAGATCGTTCAGGGCCTTCATGAAGGCCAGCGTGCCGTCTTTCGCCTTTTCAAATTCGGCGCGGACCGGAGCGGCAACCGCCATGACTCCCTGAAATGCCGGTGCCATCTTGTCGAGCGCGGCCTGCATGTCCGTCGCGCTCTTGGCACCGGTTTCGACCAGCGGATTGAGTGCTTTCTGGACTGCAGCAAATTCCACCGGACCGGCTTTGCCCGCCTTGAAGGCATTGAAGAATGCCGCCCATGCCGTTTGAAACGCGGCGACCTGATTGGTATCGAAGCCGGAACCGACATCCGCCAGCTGGATCGATGCATTTACCGCCTCGTTGGCAAATTCTTTCAGTGCCGGTGTTGCCGCCTCATAGGCCTTCTTGATCTGCGGCGCATAGGCTGTTTCCGCGTTCGCCTGCTCTTCGCGCTTGTCCTGTTCCGCCTTCACCTTTTGCAGGATCGGCACCAGATTGGTGTAGGCAGTGACAAGGTTGTTGACGGCGTCGGCCTGTTTCTTGAGCGCCTTTTCGGACTCCTCCGATGAACCGAAGAAACCTTTGAGACCTTCGATCACCCTCGGCAATGCTGTGCCAGCCAGCAGGATCATGCCGTTGACCACTAGGGCCATGGGAGAAGCAAAGTTTTTCAGTGCCCCGCCGAGCAGCTGAAAGACGCTGAAACTCTGGCCGGTGGCCTGCGCCCGCGACGCCATTTCCTGCAGGATTTGCGTGACCTGCGAACCCTGCTGCACCATCACTGTGAAGGGGCTGGCACCAGACAGCAGCGTCGTCGAGATATCGTTCAGCTGTGCCGTCATGTTTCCGGTGGCAGCACGCATCGAACCAGACATCTTCGAGACGGCATCTGTCTGCCGCCGCGCCATCGCATCGAAACCGCCACCAGTACCCCGGCCAATCGAATTGAGCGAGGTGTTCATGTTGTCGGCTGCTCGTTTGGTGTCGCCGGACGCCTTTTTCAGGGAGTTCTGCAGCGAGGTGATGTCTGCCGACATCGCCAGGATCAGCCGTAGTTGGTCACTTGTATATTCGGCCACGTCATCACCTCACTGCATGGTCATTTCGCCGCTGTCGCGTTCCAGCAACCATTCCCAAAGTTCGTCGGCTTCCTGCTGGCTCATCGTGCCCTTGCCGCCGCCCGTGTCGTGCGCCTTGGCCCACTCGTCCAGTGCCGAGAAAAACTGGAACTGGCTCGTGCGATCCACGACATCCGGCGACCAGCCGATCAGGGCACCGGCTCCGTAGATGGCTCCGATCCTGATCCTTCCGTCTGGGAGGTCATCGATCCGTTCGGTTCGCTTTGAACCGGAGCCACTTCTTCCCCCACGGGTTCATCCGGCACCCGCGCGATGGCTGCGGACATGACGACAATCGCCGTCATCAGCAGCCCGTCTTCGCCCGCGATGTCCTGCGGACGCTCTTCGATGTACGTTCTGACCATGCGCAATGCTTCGGCTGGTGGCATGCCGCCGCCGATGAGGCCGATGCGGATGACCTCGCGGATGTCCTCGACGAACCATTCGCCAGACAGCAGCTGCTGCATGATGATCGCCGGACCTCTGTTGCGTTTTTCCTGCAGTTCGATCAGCTGTTTCCACGCGAGGCGGAACACATGCTCGTCGTCGCCGAAGAAGCGTGTGGTCGAGCCGTCTCGCGTGCCGTAGAGGACCTGATCCATCACTCAGACCTCACGACGGCTGCCATTGTTCAACAAGTTCGCCATCCGACTGCATGTTGATCGACAGCTGCACGCGCTGGCCCTGCTGGGCAGAGAACGTCAGGTTGTCCACCTGGAACTTGCCGGTATAGATCAGCGTGCCGGTTTCGAACTCGATTTCGATCTCGACGTTGATGCTGTCGATGGACTGGAACGCAGCCGTCCAGGCAGGCACCGATTGCGCCGCCAGCACGCCATCGCCGGAAACCGCTGCCGATAGATTCTGCGCATCGCGCCCAATCCACGAAACTTTGTCTGGGTCGTCGCAGTCCGGGATGTCAATTTCCTGCAGATTCTTGGTGAGGGTCAGCGTCTTCGAATTGAGGCCGCACGGTGCAACGTAAGTGATGACGCCGGGTGAATTGGCTGGCTGCACGGTGCCGACCGCAGACGGTTCTGTGCCTGTCGCCGCCAATGTGTCGATGCCGACCAGCTGGAAAGTGTGGTCAGTGATGTTGACCGCGCCGATGACTCTGCTGCCATTGAGGATGGTCCAGCCAACACCGGTCACGCCTGCAATGGTGACGTAATCGCCATCCTTGTATTTGCCGATCTCGTCAGCCCCGACCGTGACAACGGACGGATTGGCCTTCGAATAGCTGATCGGGATAACCGGCGTCTGCGGAACGCTGGGCGGATTGTCGCCGAGCATAATGCGCATTTTTGACGCGCGGGCTGTGATTGGAGCAACCATGTTTCTCTCTCCTATTTGCGCTCGACCACAGCCTCAAAAGTGATTGCCGCATGGGAGGTCAGCCCATCCGGATCGCGGAAAACGCGGGTCATCTGGTGGTTGAAAATGGCCAGTGCGTTGACGGTGAGTTCGACGGGCGGCGCTGCATAAAGCAGGGCAGCGCGGACCGCGTCGGCAATCTTGTGCGCTTCCGGAAAGCCGGGTGTGGCATCGGAGCGCGACCAGCAGTCGATCTGCACGGCCAAATTGAAGCCGGTGATGCAGTCATAATCATCAGTGAGCGCATCAGCACCGGCATAGGAGATGTACGGAAACGCCGCATCCTCCGGTATCCGGTCATAGACGCGGCTGCTGACCAGCGCCGTGACGGCAGGATCGGCCCTAAGCCGCTGGACGATCATCCCCTGCAGTTCGAGTTCTGGACTCATGCCGCAACGACTTTCTGCGACGCCGCGACGGAAGCCGTCTTGGTGTTGCCATCGGCGACGGCTTTCTTCACCGCCTTGTTGACGACAGCCGTCATCGACCTGCGCATTAGCGGTCGCCATGCCCGATAGGTTGGATAGATGTGCGGCCTGCGGGTCATCTTGACGGTGCCGAATTCAAGCCACGCCCAGATGTATGGCGCGAACAGGCCGACCGCAGTTGGATCGACGCTGTTCGACCCGCTTGTCGGCAGGCGTGCGCCGGTCGTCGGTGTCGCCTTTGCTGCCTGCGCTCTGGCAACGGCTGCCGGATAGGCGGACAGATAGGCACCACGGATCGAGCCGGAATATTTGCCGCTCTTGTGCGGTGCGACCGCTTTCACCTTCGAGGCCAGTCGCATCATCTGCTGCAGCTTGATCTCGTCCAGCTGCTGGGTGACGCCTGGGACGATCTTCTCAAGCGCCGAGATGACGCCTTCGAAGGCCAACTTGGCATCGACCTTGATCGGATTACGAGCCACTGGGGACCTCGGCAGCAGGCTTGACATCCGTCTCAGGCACCGACTTGCCCTTGACCTTCTTCAGGGCCACAGCTGCACCGGCCTGCATGGCGACCGTAGCGACGCCCTCCGGAACATTGATCTCCATTCCTGCCCTGTAATGCTGGGAGGTCTGGGATGTCGGTTTGAAGCGGAAGTCCTTTTCGAAGCGAACCCACATGGCTTTTTTCTCCTTTTCAGCCGGTGGCGACGCCGTACTCGCAAAGAAGTTCGATGCGGGAACGGTCTGGGTCTTGAGTGACCTGTCGGATGTTGTATTGGACGCCGGAACGCACGTTCCTCGCCCGCCAGAACGTGGTGATGCGTTCTGTCTGATCTGATCGGCGGACTTGCAGGATCAGTGTCGCGCGGCCTTCCAGCTGCGCCGCAAGGATTGTCTCGCCGCCGCGCAGCGGCAGCAGTGCCGCTTGATAGGTGAACTGTTCCTGC